TTTCTTTCTTCTTCGGCATGTTAACGGGCGGTACACCGGGTTTCGCTGTCGCTCTGTTAAATTGAGCCGTCATAGCTTCCAGCGATGCGGTAAGTGCAGTAACCGACGCTTCCAAAGCTGCCATACGGTTTGCAAACTCTTCGGGTACATCAGCGGTAACTACGTTTCCAGTTAAGGGTTCTATTTTAGCATCGTCACCCGGCTCTTTGGCGTCTACGCTTTCGATAACGCCGTTTGCAATGGTGACAATAAGAACGCCACCGTCTACTTGAATTTCTACTGTACCATCAGGGTGTACATTACCTTCGCTATCGAACACCTTGTCACCGATAGCCGCCACGTCGCCTGCTGCTTCAATAGTGATACTTGAGCCGTCTACGGTGTCTACCGTTTCGGTTGCAAAGCTCGTCTTCTTGAATAGAGAAGCGAAAGAACTAAAAAATTTGTTCATCTTCTTTTCGTTTTGATTATTAAATAAGCTTGTGGTAGCTGCTGGAAGACCTACCAAATCACATGAGTATAACTCAAAAAATTCGGTAACGTCCAGCACATCACCGTTTAATGTCTGATTGTTTATGCCTACCACCGAAACGCCCAACATATCGGGTTCGTTCTTTATCATTTCGGAAATGAATTTTGCCTCCGATGGGTATGCGGCTTGTAGGGCTTCAGATAATTCCAAATCGGCATAGGCTACACCGTCCTCGTAGACGAAGTTAACAAACTTTCCTAAATAACCGTCCAGCATATCAGCCCCGTTATGGGTGCGTCTGCAATGGATGGGCTTTAGGTTGCCGAGCGTTACAACGCTTTGAACTGCGGTCTCCGTAATGACTAACGGAAATTCCTTGCCTTCGTATGCCCCAAAATTGGTGGTAACCCCGGCTTGAATAATTCTAAGTTTTCTAAATTTCATATAATTTGTCTTTGTTGTAACACGTGCAAAGATAGGCAGTATATAGTAAACTGCCATCTCTGTACGAGTTAATGGTTTAAAATGTTGCCAGCCCTTGAACTACCGACACGTCGTTCTGTCCGTTGTTGATGTCCTGCACCGATACAACCGGGTTAGGCATGCTCATAACCGCGTCGATAACTACCCCGGCGAGTTGGTTAATGCTTTCGTTTGATAACTTCATGCTCCCGGCTTGCTTGACTGCCCGGTTAGCTTCGGAAAGCCCAGCAACCATACCGCCATCAGCAAACTTGTAAAGCCCCGACGTACCGAACGAATTGCCGCCGTGCGCTTCATTGAGTGCGGATAACGCGTTAATCTCGGCGCTCGCTGTCTTCTTCATGATATAGACGTTTTCACCGCCTTCCGCCTCGAACACCTGCCCGTTATCACCCCGGAACGTCACGCCGCCTTGTGCATGGGAACGCCCGTATATCTGCCCGCCTTTTGCATACTTCTTAACGGAAGTGTTAATTTTCGTATCGGGGTCTTTCTGCTTCGCAATCGTAGCGACTTGCTTCATACCGAAAGCAATAACGATAGCGGCTTGTGCAATACCAAAAATACCACCACTTGCCAGCGCTTTTGTTGCACCTAAGTAAGTATTTATTGTAGCTTGAACAACCGCAAACGCCTTACCTATAGCACTTTGTTCCCCTAACAGTGATGACATTTGTCCTGCAAGTCCTGCCGTCATTGTCAGTTCTGCGTTAACGCGTGCCTTGGTGTTCGCCTCCTTCGCCTTCTCATATTTGGCTTGTATCAACGCGGTGTCCGCGCCTATCTTCTCGGCGTTTGCCATCTCTTGCGCGTATTGCGCATCGAGTTGCATTTGTCGCATATCGAATTCGTTGGTAACTTCTGCCATCTTAAGCTCGTGCAGGTTCGCCGCGTCCATCGCTTCACGTTCCCTCATAAGAGCGTCTTGCTCCTCTTTCCGTTGCATCTCCAACTGCTGTATACCCAAATTAAATTCGGCTTCCTTGTTGGCGTATTCCTGCTTTGAGATGAGACCCTGCTCTAATCTGTACTTTTCAAGCTTTAGACTTTCCTCGACGTATGCCCTTTCGTTTTCTATCTTCGTTCCGATGGTATCGTTTTCCAATTCTTTAGCTTGCATTGAAAGGTTAAGAGCCGTTAACGCGGTTTCCATCTGCTTTATGGTAGCTTCTTGCAAAGCGCGCTTTTGGTTTTCCGCGTCCTGCGCTGCCTTTATTGCGGCTTGTGCCTTTGCTGCCTCGGCTGCCTTGTAAGCCGCTTCGTTGGCTGCTATCTGTGCCTTTACAATACCGCTCGCCTGGTTCTCCAGCTCCTTACGTTGCCCGATATAATCGGCTTGGCGTGCCTGTAGGTCTGCCAGTGCTTGCATTTCTGCGCGTCTGTCTTCCTTGCTTGTGTAACTAAGTTCGTTTTGCGCCTTGATTTGGTTATACTTCTGTTGCAGTACGCCTATCTCGGCTTTCTCCATCTGCTTGGAAATTGCGATAGCCTTTTGGGCTGCAATGTTTCGTTCCTGCGCGGTCTTTAGCTGGTCTCCCACAATGGTACGTTGTGCCTCCAGCTCTCTACGCATCGCCGACAACGTTACAAGGTTGTTTGTTTCTGCCTCGTATATCGCTAACTCTTGCTTGGTGAGCGCTTTTGCCGCGTTCGCTGCCTTCGTTGTCTCCTCGGTAATAAGACCGATAGACGAAAGCAAGTTAACAACCTTCTCCGTTATCCATTCAAAAGCCTTTGCCACACCTCCAAGGAGTTTGGTAACGCCGTCCAATATGCGCGAGAAGATAACCTCAAACGGAGCGAAAGCCGCCTTTAGGTTTGCCGCCATCTCGCTATTACGTTTCATCAGCTTTTCGATAGTGGACACGAGAACCAGTATAACGGAAACTACCGCCAATATCGGGTTAGCTTTCAACGTAGCGTTAAACACCTTTAGAATGTTCACGCCGCCCGAAAGAGACGTAGCCATAGCCGCTGTAGCCCCAGATAGCCCTTTTGTGCTGCTCATGGCTTCCTGGATGCTCTCCGCGTAGTTACCTACGTTCCTGCGGTTATCGCCTACAGCCTTTTCCATGTCCTTAAGGCGGTCGCTTATCTCCTTTGTTTCGGTCACAAGCTTCTGCCCCTCGTCCGTGTTGTTGCGCGTCGCTGCGCTCATCGCGTTTAGCTCCTTGGTGTTCTTCGCCAACTGTGCACGGAGCGCGTCTACGCTGTCCTCCTGGCTGTTTAAGAGTGTCGTGTTCGTCTTTATCTCGCGGTTGTTATCGGAGATTGAGGCGTTAACGTCCAACAACTGCTTTTTCAGTTCGATTTGCGCCTTCGCTGCATCGCCTACTGCCTTTTTATACTCATCTTGTCCGATTGTCCCGGACTTGTACGCCTTGCCTGCCTCGTCCAACTGCTTCTTCTCGTCCTTAAGCGCTGCCATTAGCTGGCTCTTTGTTTCTGCCAGTTCGACGGACTTTGCTATAAGAGCGTCCAACCCGTCAAGGGCTGAAGACGTATCAAACGAAAGGTCTAACAGAGTAACTTTTTCTGTTGCCATAATCCAAATTATTAATTTTTAACTGCAATTAACGTAACGTTCGCATCTCCCGTTGACGCGTCCCAATTGCTTATCGTTCGGAGATAAAACCAGTAGTTAAGTTCTCCTACGAAATAAAGCGCATCGGACTTCATTTTCTGTATATCAAAATACGATAGGTTCATTTTAGCCGTCACCTGCCAACCCGGAGAGAAGCGGTAGTAATGCCCTGCTATTGTAGTGCGATAACCGCTTGCACGGTTGAAATAGTTATCGGGTATGTACGACCCGGCTAACCTAATCATAGAGGCGTACGGTCTTTGCGCACCTGGGTTCACCGGGAACGCGCTCTCACCTACTGTCTCCTGCGTAGATATAGCGCCTCCGTAACCGCCTACCGTCTGTTTAAGTGAGCCTACCTGCACTGCATATGTTCTTGCGGCGCCGGCGGTTTCCGAAACCTTTATACTTGATTGGTCTATTTTTCCCGTCCAGTCTACCCGATACGTAGAACTCGTAGACGGGTTGATAAACGGTTTAAGTGTCAATGCAAACGGTTTGGACTTAAATTCATACGTCCAGCAAAATGCTTTGCAGAACGCCTGCACAATACCGAAAGGCGTATCTATGCCCATTGTCTCTACTAAGTCCCACGCGTATTCCGGGGCTGTAACCGAATCAATTTTGAACGATATATAGTAAGCTTCCGCATTCGGTACGGTGGTAATCGGTGTGCCCGAATAAACCCCCGATGAAGCCGAGGTAGTAAAGCCGAAGTTCAAATCGCGTGAAGACCTCGGAGTAACCAAGCAGGACGTAGAACCCGGGTTTACCGGGTAATATGGGTGATTGCCGTCGGGTCTTACCGCACCGCGCTGAAAGGGCAAAGCGAATGTACCGCCGTTGCTTCTAAGATAAACGGTAGAAGGCGCGGAAGCCGGAAGGACTATAAACGAATCGTCCGTAAACTTTAAATTGAACTCGGAGCCGGTCATGTATGTAAAACACGTGGCTACTTCGTTGTTTTCCGCTATCATGTAATTAGCCGCATATACGGAGCCGTCCAGCCCGTCGTGTGCGCCTTTAAAAACTAACTGGCTTTCCGCGTCCTTGTAATCACCTGCCTTTTTCGTAACTCGGTCTGCAATATACGACATAAGCACGGGCGTTGACCTGTTCGCCGCGTATATCGTAGGTATCGTAACGTCGTTCGGGTACGCGTAGTTAAGGCTATCTATATACGTCGAAAACTGGTATGCCGGTGTTTCCATTTTAGGTATTGCCACCACCGGGGCGCGTAACGATGAAAGCTTCGATATGTTTTCTATCAATTCAAGGCTATACCCGTCCTCGTCTGCCGTTACACGTACACGGAACAAACCGCTGCCGAACGGGATATTGAAACCCCCAAAATACAACTCTGCACGGTACGGGGATGTCCTCATGAACGCCCCGGGGAAACGCTCGGAACGGAACACACGGTCATTCACTTCTGAACGCGGTATGTTAATCGTCCCGGAGTAACTAACCGTTTGCTCCGTAAACTTAAGGGGGTCGGGGTTGTTGATAGTCAGCTTCACCGAGTTAGCGGAAACACCGTCTATCACTTCGCCATTAATTCGTATTGTTAAATCCATATTGTTAAGGTTCTATAATTTCAAACTTGCATTTAAACGCTGCTACCCGTCCAGTCGCACCGCCTTGTATGTTCAGCGCGTTCGGGTTCTGTATCGTGACCCGTGCCCACTGGTTGGTAGCCAAAGGGAATACTCCGGCAACCTCACCCGAACGCGAAAGCCAGTACAAAGCGTTTTGATTATCGTCCGTTACTACTACGTTTATCGTAACGTCGTAGGACAACACACGGTTGCCGCCCGAGAAGTTAACCAGGTAAGTGGGTACGATGCGGTATTGGTCAAAATACATCGTATCATAAGCCCCTTTGCTGTTAAGCCATCGAAGCGTTACCCGTTTGTTAGGGTCGGGGCAGTACGGGTATTTACGTTCAAAACGTGCCCACCCCCATGTAGAAGCATCGTTTGCGGTTCTGAACTCTCTATTGGTTTGGTTTGCGGCGGTTGAAACAAGGGTATTCGCCCAAATATTGGACGTACCGGTACCGTTGTTTCTAAACCGTAGTCTACCGTCCGAGTTTGCTGTAAGCTGCCCGTATCGTAGGGCAAAGTTAAACGGTGTACCCGTTAACGGACTATTTAGAAACGAAGCACAACTAAAATCCAACTGGTTAAACAGTCCGTTACCGTAGTCCGATAGGTTGCGCGTGCTCGCCGTTGTTGCAAACCGGGCGTATGCTGCCGGAGAGTGTATAACGCGTATCGTGATAGATTTCGACGTGCCCTCGGTGTATAGTATCTGAACGTTATCGACGAAGTCGGTAAAGCCGAGACCCGCGTTAATGCTCTCCGTTATGCTCGGCGTGGCTGCTGCCATCATTGACATGTCCAATACCGCGCCCTCGTATGGGGTTACGGCTGCCGTTGCCTTTGTAGTTCCATTACGTGAAAAGATTAGGTTTATACTGGTAACCGAGCCTACCCGCTCCAAGCGTATAGGGCGATAGAGACCTGCGCCTATGCCGCCAATTATCGTAAAACCTGCTTCCGCGGTAGTTTCGTTAGTTAATAGATTTCGTATAATCATTGCTTTTTAGTTAAAATGGTTAATATCTCCGCCCGTACTATCCGGGACACCTCTACTGTGATACGTTGCACCATATCGGGGGTTAGTATCTTACTTGCTACGCCTCCTTCGTTGTGCTCGTTGGGTACACGAATACCGTCGCGCTTGATAACGTATGCTATCGCGTATGCCGCTTCTTCGGGTATGTCCGTTCCGGCGTTCGCGTTCTTGTCTTTTATCCATTGCTTGATGGCAGAAACGGGTGGGAAGCTACCAGCCGCCCTCCCGTCTTCCATCTGATAGATGTATGCCGGGCTTTCTATCTTAACGCCGCCTGCATACTCTACAACTTCTGTTTCTCTATCGAAGCGACCCGAAGCGTTAAGCCTCATGCGATAGTAGTTAGCTACTATCTCGTCGCGTATCTGCCTAACTAATTGGGTAACTTCCTTGTTCATAGTTAAATGTATTTAAACCAACTGTAATGTTTCCTCGTCTTCGGGTAGTTTACATCGTGCTCGTTGCCGTATGCCTCCCTCTCAAAACTCATGCGGTCATAGGGCTTGTCGTTTGGGTCACAAGGTTTCTTCTCGAAGCTCCAACCGAAAAAGCGAATGACGTACTCAATACCGTACCACAAGTAAAATGGCACGTACAGCATCTCACGCATTTGCATCGTGTGAATGTGTTCATGTCTTAGCGTCTTCTCGCTAATTACCGCGTTACCACGTACGAAGAGAACGCCGAATATGTTAATAGCCTTGAAGCCTTTAACCGGGATAAAGTTGTTTCTGATGATTTTCATGTTCTTTTGTTTTTAAACAGTGCACAAAAGTACGAAGTAAACCATCAGAAAACAAACGGCATCAAGTTCACGCCCCGTACTTGTAAGCGTCGAACGTTGCCTCCCAGCCCGATTTGATGGTGTCGTACTGGTTTTGCACTTTTGCGATACGTAGCGAGCCAATCTCGTAGCCGCATATGAAGCTCTTAAGCATCTCATGCAACAGTAGGTCTGTGCGTATCAGCGTTGCTATCTCTACTGCATCGTCCCGCATATAAGCGGATGTACCCATACAGCGTATGACAACCGTGTAGGCGCTGCTGTTAGGTACGTTCGTGTCCGTATAGCTTCCAGTCGTTACGTCAAGCGTAAAGAAGTCATCACTCAATTCGTTAGCCGCTACGTTCTGTACTGCGGTATCTCCGAATATCAGCGTTTTGCCCAGTGCTGTAGCACGGGCGTTCGCTGTGTTGATTATTGTTTCAAAAGTCATAACTATCTGTTTTTCATTTGTTGTTTCTTCATTTCTCGCTTCTCCTTCTCTATCTCGTCGTTACGTTTGGCGATGGCAAGCATAGCGTCCGAGTAGTTGATTTGCTTCGCGTCCTCAAACGAGCAGTGGAAAAGCTCTGCGGTAATCTGCACAAGCCCGAGCAGGTTCTTTGCCTGCTTGATGTTCTCGTCACCCGTCAACGCGCTTTCGCCCGTCTGCTTCATGTTCTGAAACACGATTTGTTCGAGACCGTCCGCGATTTCCATCTGTGACACTATGAACTTGTCAAGCTTCGCGGCATCGAGAATCGTCTCGGCTTCATAGTTGTCATCAGTCCACGCCTTGATACGCTCGTTTGCGTCCTCTGCGCGGCGCGTCTCAAGCATAGACCATAGAGTTATGCCTTCAACGTCCCTAAGTCTGTACACGGCTTTCCCATTGCGCGTAGCGACTTGTGAAGGTCGACAGTATTTAATCATATCCTTTAGCAACTTCTCCTCGTCCTTGGTTATGCGTACCGTGCCATTAGCCGGTAGGTTAGCAACTCTTAATAATACCTTTCGGTTGTTTATCGCCGTTATGCGATATATCCATTTCAATATAAACTTTTTCATTATTTGGGTCTGTATTTACGTATCAAGAAGTCCACACCGTAACGGAGCGCGTCAAGTGCGTGATTCCACGCGTCTATCGCCTCGTTGGTGTATGTGTCCGATACTTCGTCCTTAATCCATTTGTAGTTATCCAGCTCATCAAGCAGCTTAACGGAACGCTTTGTTACGTGCAGCTTGAACTGCTTGACCTGCGCGATGCCGGCAGCCACAGAGCCGCGCCCCTTAACACACGGTATTGCCTTGATACGCTTCTGCTGTAGCTCCACTATACTTTTTTGCTCCGCACTGTCACACACCGTTATCACGCGGTTCAGTGCATTGGCGTTCAAGTAGTCCGCTATATGGCTATTTAACAAGCCTTGTTCATAGCAAAGCAAGTCTACGTATAAGTCCCAGCCCTCCATGCGTATGTCGACTATCGCGGTAGGGTCATTAACGAAACCGAAGTCAAGACCGAGACACCTACCCGTGTAGGTTTCCGGCATATCGTCTATCACCTCATATTCGGGGTAAACGTTACCCTCTACGCCGCCCGTCAAGCCCTCACCATACACGCGCCACCAGTTGGCGTCGTCCTTGTTCTTCTCGATGGCTGCCACCTGCTCGGGGGTCAAGTACGGGTTATCTTTGTACGTCGAATGGATGGTAACGTATCTGTCACCTACGAACTCGGTCTCACCCCAGAACTTCCGTACGGGGTTGTAGTCGATGATGACCTTTTTACGGGTACGGATATCAAGCTGCCTAAAGATTTCCCGGGGTATGCCTTGCGCCTCGTTGACGAAGAGTATATCACGCGCCGGACCGTGCACCTTCCCGGCGTTATCGCACGAGAAGAACTCCACTATCGTGCCGTTCGGGTATTCGTAGGTACTCTCCGTCTTGTTGAAACGGCTCTCGTCCCAATAGCCCTCGGCTGCCACCATAGCCTTGAAGTCACGGAGCATACCGCGCTTAACCATGGGGAACGTAGCCGCTACGCACGAGATAACGAGCGGTTGCGGGTTGTTCAGCGCCAATAGGTGGAGCATCTGTAGGGTTGCCCATGTCTTACCGCTACGTGTACCGCCTTTAGAGGCTACACCGCGTATTTTCGGGTCTACGAAAGCCGCCAGTATCTTTTCAAAAGTAAATGTAACGTTCATGCTCTAAATGCCTCCTAACTTCTGTAGGTTCTTAACCGCGTCCTCTGAAAGCACGTTAACCTGCATAGCCTTTGTGCCGGCTTCCTTGCCGTTGCTTGTAACGTCCTTAAGGTCTCGTAGTCCTCTAAGCTTCGCCATGTAGTTAGCGTCAACCACACCGGCAAGCGCGCTCTCGTCCATATCGGTCGCGATGAGTTCGGCGATAAGGGCGTACCCGGTCAATAGGTTAGCCGCGTCTTCGTTCCCGTCGTCCGCGAGCTTCTCGAGCCGTGCGCCGTTCTTCTTGAATGCTTGCATAGTCCACCCGATGAAAAGGCAGAAGCCCCCGAGCGATGGCGCGCGTTTCTTCTCTATAGGTATCTTTTGCCCTGCCGCGTTTCCACCCTTCAGCACTTCATAAGTAATGAACGGGTTCCGCGCGCAGAAGTTCATGTACTCGGCTACGTAATCTACGCACTCCTCGACGGTAGTCAACGTGGCGCCTTTGCAACCGCGCGTCTGCACAACCTCATAAAGTTCTTTGCACTTCTTCAAATCGTCTTTGGGGGCTGGGGCTTTGCCCGTCGCTTGTCCCTTGGTAATTGCCGCTTTTGTATCGGGGGCGGCTTCCTTCTTTGCTCTTCCTGCCATATTTTTGTTATTTGGTATTTAAGGTATCGCGCGTGTGTGCTCGCGGTCTCTTAAAGAGATGCGCGGGTAGTAGACCAGTATTCGGACTATTCCGGTATCGGGATGGTTCGGACTGTTCAAGCCATTCACGTCGTTTCCAATCATGGCACAAAGGTAGGCAACATATCGCATCAGACCAACCGACGGTCAGTTATGCCCTTTTTCTACAAATAAAGTTTACAAATGAATTATCTTTACACGGTTGAGCATGCGTACACGCTAACTACCTATCGCAAAGAGAGCTAGAGGCACCTGCACAGACACACACCTTTTTTTCTAAACTTTAATATAGGATATAGTATATTTTATACCCCTCAAAATACACTTTTCTCCAAAATAATGTTTTACCCTCTTTTTACTGTGCATCTGTGTATTTACATATAATATATTATAATATAAGGAGTTAGAGTGAACAAAAACCTGCACAGTAGAGATTTTTTACTGTGCAGCTGTGCATAAAATATGTTAAATTTAGAGCCTCTTTTTTCTAATTATAAACAAAAGCCCAAATCTGACATTTTGTAATCAGATTTGGGCTTTTTGCTATCACTCGACTTGACACGCCCTTCGAGGGCGCTGACACTTAGTTCGACACGGGTCTTTGCGGCACTATCATTATGTCAAAAAGAGACCGTTATTTGTTAGCCTCGTAAAAGGCTTTGGCGAAGCCCTGGGAACACAGTGAACGTAGGTCGGCATCTACATTAACACGTTCTTTGAACTTAAGGAACTCGGGTATCTTGTTTATCGCGGACACGTGTAGATAGGCAAGACTCGGCTTTTTTCTTCCGTTACGTGTGTACAAGTCCAATTTAGGCACGTCTTCCCAGCTGCCGTATAACTTGCCCGGTTTATTGAATTTCCCCCATAACGCGGTCTTTTTAGTCCACGGGCTGCCGAACTCCCATGGCTGGTAGACCATATCGGGTTTGCCTAAAAATTCTTTCAGCCTCCCGTTCGCCGGGTTTTCTATTACCCAAAACTCCGGGTTTGTGCTTTCTATTATTCTCAAGCAGTGATTAACCAAAAACATTCCCTTTTCAAGGTCTTTTGTTATGTGGAAACCTCCTATGGTGGAGAACTCCGTACACACCGGGTTAGCAATTATTCCATGTACCGGGAAGTCCGGGGTATAATTTTCAACCCCGATTTCTTCTCCTATACAAATAACGTTGTATTCCTCATCCTGCTGGTAATACCAGCTATCGCTGCCAAGGTCAGCGCACAAGTGTAATATGTTTTTTCTCATAAAGCCATAAAGTTTGTTATGTCAATTTCCACCCGAGCGAATCCCGATGCCAATACCACGTCTGGACCGTTCCATTCTTGAACGTCGATACCCTTTTTATCCTTCCTTCCGGGTCTATCCCGTATGTTCTCGATATGTCTTGCTCGTTTCTTTTCTCCTCTGCGAGACGCGCCTCGTCTCTGATGAGATACTGCCTTTTATTGATAGGCTGTTTATATGTGAAGTCCTGGGCGGCTACATACTTTGCCAGCTTATCAATCCAACCGTTGCAAAGATTGGCTTCCACATAACCGCGCCCGTACTTGTCTTTTGTTACCCCGGCGGTATAACCGTACCTTCGTATGAACTCCCATATGATGAATACATGGCAGTTGAGGCATACCGCCATATCCATAAAACTAACTTTCTTCATGTACGATGTCTTTAATCTTTATATACTTGTAATATGCCCCGGCGCGCGGCTTCTTCATAAACACGTCGCTGCTGCCTGCGCCATATAAATCTTCGGGCGCGCTCCATGCGCCCACCTCGTCCGCCACACTCTCATGTACTTCTACTATAATCACGTCTTTTAGGCTCGTGTAGCCCACTACTCTGATACCGATAAGGTATTCCACTTCGTCAACCCTTGCGGCTGTCCTATCGCCCCATTTAAGCTTATGGGGTAACTTTGGTTCTTTCATATAATTCTTCTTTAAATGCCAATTTATAATATTTTCCTTTCCCCAATAAATACACTCCTCGTAGCTCTGCCTCCGGGACAGTCCACGCGTATGCTTTGGCTGCGTCCTTGGGGTGTATCTCAATCAAGTACAGCGCTCTATTATCAAGTCGGTATACCCTACCCACAAGATGCGCCCGGCAAAACTTGGTGCCGTGTTCCGGCTTATACCCAATATTGAAATACTCGGGTTTCCTACCGCGTGCAGTTTTCAACGCTAAATATACGTCTATTCCCGTAAAGATTGCCGCGGCTGCCACTATGGCTGCCCCCACCGCAAACCCTATCATTATTGCTTCCATTACTCGTCGTACTCCCCATCTATATTACGGGCTGCGAATTTAGCCACGAGCCACAAACCAGTTACCAAACCGGCACCTATCGCGATACCGAATAAACACATTAATGCTTCCATACTTTTTCCTCCCATATTTTTGATGATACATTCTCCAAACCGTCTCCCATGCTTACAAGCTTCATACCTCCGTTCTTACCTCGGATATAAGCGGCTTGTACATTACCGCGCTCGTCCGTAGAGAATTGGATACCCTGCACGCCTTCGTGCTCCTTGATAAGCTCGCCTATCGTCATATGCTTCGGGGCTTCCACTTCTACCGACTCTAACTGCGCTACCGGTTCCACCAGCATCCCGGCGTTGCAGTATACGTACGCCGAAAATTCTTCATCAGACACACACGTATCGTTAAGACCCCAGGACTGCCAACCGCCCCCGGGTTCGACTCCTAATATAACCCCTTGCATATCGTTCCAACCGACTACCACACCGGCAAACTCGCCGTTCTTGTTGAATACCGCACGCCCTGCGTACAGTATTGCAAAATCTTTGTTTCTAATCATAATATTCTAATCTATTAAATTGTTGATACCGGCATACCAATAACTTTCGCAATCTTTAAATATCACGTCGTTCGGTTCTAATTCCGTCCAGCCCCCAAACGGCAAGGCTTCTACTATCAGCAAGGGTTCGCCTGTCAATTCATTGTGGCTATACCCCACCACTTCCAATTCCTTACCATAGAAGTTAACCAACCGCCCTATGTACTTTTCCATAGGGTGGGCTTCTCTCTTTTCAAACTTTTCCATAATCTTCTGTTTTTAAATCGTTGATACAAATATAACGCTTTTCCCGTTACGTTGGTTCTTTCGTTAACATCATTTAAGTAATAAACTATCCTTCAGTGATAGCCCGTACTCTAATTGCTGTAGCTTGAAATTACGTTGTATGCTGTCCGCGGCGTTCTGTACGACCGAGCAGCCTACCAATAGGAGTAGGACTGCGATAACTGTTATTAACTTTTTCATTTCTTGCTATAGAATTCCATAAGTTCTTTAATACTCTCCATAAGCCCGTCCTGCGTCTGTTTCTTGTCGTCCAGGGCTTTTATTATCTTCTCGTCTACCGTTCCAGTGGTTAAGATGTGATGGACTGTTACGGGGTACGTTTGCCCCTGGCGATACAACCGGGCATTGAACTGCATATAGAGTTCCAGGCTCCAGGTGTTACCGAACCATATAAGCGTATGCCCACCTTTCTGTAGGTTAAGCCCGTGCCCTGCGCTCGCCGGGTGCGTTACAAGCACTTTAATCTTACCGGCGTTCCACTCGGCTATCTGTTCGGGCTTTTCCAGTTTGACGGGCTTGTACGCCTTTAGCTTCTTCATTATGCGGTCAAGGTCATGCTTGTAAGAGTAGGCAACCAATACGGGCGAACCGTTTGCAGCCTCTACAAGTTCTTCAAGCTTCTCCAGCTTCTCGTCGTGCACCTCGATTACCTTTCGGTCGGCGTCGTATATCGCACCGTTTGCGAATTGCTGTAGCTTATTAGACAGAGCTGCCGCACTTGCCGCGCTTATAGGCTCGTCCGAGTTGATAAGTTCCAATACTTGTTCCTTCTCGAACTCCTTATACTGTGCCAGCACTTTCGGGGACAACTCCACGCGGTCGTATATGTTTATGCGGTCGGGCATCTTCAAATAGTCCTCTGCTGTCATTGATATGGTTATGTCACTGATAAGGTCACTTATTTGCTGCTCCGTTTCCTCCTGGGGGCTTTTAAGCGTATAGCTGTACACTATATCGCCGTTCCGTTTATCGGGTCTAAAAAACCTATCTCTGTACGCTGTGATTGTCTTACCGAGCCTTTGCCCTTGGTCTATCAAATACATTTGCGCGAATAGGTCTATTAGTCCGTTTGGCGATGGCGTACCCGTCAAGCCTACAACTCGCGGTATAAACTTCCGCACCTTTCTAAGGGCTTTAAAACGCTTTGAGGCATAGTTCTTAAAACTGCTCAATTCATCGATAACAACCATATCGTAGGGAAGTTTGATACCCCCGTACTCCATTACGAGCCATACAATATTATCACGGCTAATCGCATATATGTCCGCCTGCTTCTCATAGGCTTCCCGGCGCTGCTTAGCCGTGCCGTCTATTACTGATATAGTCAAGTCCTTTAGGTGCGCCCATGCCTTAATCTCATCGCTCCATGTAACCTGCGTTACCTTCTTCGGAGCGATTACCAGACAATTAGATATGATGCAATTATCCAAAAGGTCTTTAATCGCCGTTAGGGTTGTTACTGTCTTACCCAAACCCATATCAAGGAACAACGCGCAAAACTCGTTGTCTATGATGTGCTGCACTCCCTTTACTTGGTATTCATGTAATTGCTTTCTTTCTAACATAACATTGCTTTTATCATTGATAACTGTGCGCTGAACTCATGGAGGGCTGCCGGCGTTATAAGCCCTAATACTCTGTCATAATCGGCAGCGCACTTAATGCGCTGACCGTTTAATACTATCTCGGTGTGTCCTGCGATACACTTTAACTTTAAATCTATATAGTTTACCATAGCTTTATTACTTCATTAATTTAGTTTTGTAAAACACGCAAATGCTTTTGAAATCCTGCTCATCCGATACGTATCCCAGCGTTTTACGTGAAAGGTAATTAACGTCTCGGGTAATATCGCGTTGCAACTGGTTTAGTATTTCCTCGGTGTTACCGAACTTATCATCGCGCACATACAGCGCGCCGGACTTAATACCAAAGTACATACCTAAACGGTATTCAATTTCTTCTTTTAAACTTCTCTTTTTCATGATTTCTGTCTTTAAAATTGTCCTTCATAAATAAATAATTTCTCGGTAGCTTTTCTTTTATCGGAGCTCATGCCAATTCGTAATGGCTTCTCCCAAATTGTAATAAAGTCTTCCGGGGCTTGGTATTCGGATATATAGACCTTATGACCATCATAAACACGCTCCCGACACCATTGCCAAAACTCATCGTGGTCCAGGCTGCATGTATATTCTGCGGTATTCATATATGGTGGGTCACAGTATATTATGGACTCCTCGGGTATTTGTAGGTTCTTGTAGCCCCCGGAGCGAAACTCTACGCCCTGCAATTTGGGTATCTGCTTTGCTATGCCCCTCACAGCCTCGGATATGTAATCGCGGGTCTCGCCTTTGGCGGTCACGATTGACCCCGAGTAGCCCCTAAAAAATGTTCCCCTGTAAGAAGCCATAAACCCCACCCAGCCCATAAAATCTGGGTCGTATTTGTCAGACCCAGCCCGGAAACAGCTCTTAACGTCATTATACAGTTAGGGGCTTATTTGCTCGGGGTAGTTTTTCCCGGATAACAAACCGACAAACATAGCTATCAGATATTCGTTGTAATCGTTTGCTATCCTATTTCCCGATACGTTGGCGGTCACATTGCACCCACCGCAAAACGGTTCGACGAAATATTGCCCCTCTTTTCTGTCTGCCAAAATTATAGGCAAAATTTCTTTTGATATTCTTGCTTTACTCCCTAAATACCTCATATTTATATCTCTTAATTTGATACTACAAAGATAACCCTTTTCCCGGTACGTTGTTTATTTCCTTAACATTTCTTAAGAAGAAATTTATTGCAGCGTCCCTGCTTTCCAAATCATCGATAACAAATACTTTGAAGCCTAAAGACTCTAACTTGCTATGTATCAGTAATTGTATCTTGGTTGGTTTCTTTCCCGTGGTCTTTATCTCGGCAAAGCCTACATACCCACCCTGGCAAAGTATCATTCTATCCGGCAAACCTTTTATAAAGGTGGATAATAGTTTTATTACCCACACCTTTTTTGTTCGGTTAAGCTTCTCGGAGAATGTACGCTCTAAATCTTTTTCACTTATTATTTCCTTCATTCCTCAATTTGTTTTCAAATACCACTGTTTCGGCGAATTCCCCGGCATCGTGGTCTACTGTAGTTGTATAGATGTGCCCGTTATAACAGCCCCTATACTTTAAAACCTCTCCGTTATGTACTATATCGTCTCCGATACCGTACGCGTATTCTTGCCTGTTTAGCATAACGTGAATTGAATTGCTTTATTTTCTAATTTATAATCACATAAGACTTTCCGGTATGTCCCATCTGCACGCTTTGCCGACATATTGCGATAGATAAACTTTCCTTCCTTCGTCATACCGAAGTAACGGAATAACCGCCCGTCGTTAGTTACGATATAATCATGTTTCTCGTAGTTCGTACCTGTGTACCCTATCTTTAACGAGCTTCTGTGATTGCCGAAAAGACTGGCATACTTTATCTTGAACGTGCTTGGTGGCAGGTGCGTTTCCGAGGCGTAAAGCCATTGTACGAACCCCGAAAGGTCTGCATATAAGTGGTTTCCCTCTGCGTCGACACCCAAGTACATATAGGGGGCGTTACCAGCCATGAACACCGAGTAACCGACATACTTACCGTCCCACTTCGCCCCCTCAGTATAGAACGTTGCCGGCTTCTTTGTCTCGTCCAGGCAAAATACCGTTGTATCGTCGCTTTCCTCGTCCTCTACGGGCTTTTCTGCCTCGGCTGGTGCAACTACCTTGGTTTCCTTTAAAACTTCCTTAGAGAGCTCCGCAATGCGATACTTGCATATGTGGATAATCTTTTCATAGTCAAGCGTCCGTTCCTCGCCTTCCTTGCTGCGTAGCACGCGCTTCACTATATCAGCGTCCCAGGGGTTAAGGTTATACTCTTTCCAAATGTCCCAGGGTTGGATAGCATGCTTTGCATAATCGGACTTGCCTACGTTGTAACTCTGTACGTTTTCACTTGTTGGCATAACACAATATTATTTTATTTGTTTTGAACTCGATTCTATAAAACTCCCGTGCCTTCTCCACGGTTGGAAACACCCCATCTCCGGGGGTAGGATAATAAGAGGTACGTTCCCCTTCGTTTACGGCGATAACTTTTAAGACAGTAACCATTTTAATTTAATTGTTTTCTAAGTTAATACACTCCGTTAGTTCTTGCATGCTCGTTTCCGTTAGCTGACGCGTGTAGGTCTGTCCCAGCATTCCGATAAACGGCTTGCCATCTACGCGCATAATACGTGATATGTGTTCAACGTTGATATACTCTACTTGAAATTCACCTTTAACTACGAACGTTAGTTCAATAAAATTTCCACTTTTCATAATCTTTTCTTTTTAAAATTGTATATAATAAAAACACTTCTTTAATTTTCCAACGCTTCAACCATTTTCCTAAGCTCTCCACGACTAACCGCAATACTGAAAAGCTCCGTTAACTTCTCCGTGATTATCCAGGAGCCCGTAAGCTTTTGGAAATACGCTTCGTTGTTGCTCGGGTTGTTTAGGTTGACCGTCTCGCCCTTACCGGGCTTGTATTCTGCAAGTCTTGCAAGCGTTACCGCCGCTTCCTCGGGTGTACCTAAATGGACTTTCATAATATACCTTTCGGTCTCGCGCGTTATCGCCTCGATGGTTACTTCCCCATTGGTATCAACCAATTTGCAAACGCCCATGCGGAAGGACTTTAATACCTCGGGTTTACCCTGGCTTGTAATCTGTGAAAACATTGATACACTTGTAAGAATTAACACTGCTAATACTACTAACTTTTTCATAATCTTTTGTTTTTAAATTGTTATACTATAAGAACAGCGGAAGCTTTAGGAAGGTTCACCGTTATTGCCTTATTAACTTTTATTTTGAAAGCGACTTGATTTGTCTTTCCAACATTCTCGCCCGGCTCGCTTCGTTGTCTGCCATATCGGTTTGCCCGATTGATTGGTAAAACTCTGCATTTTCTTTAGCCTCGGCTAATGCCTTTTGTTTTGCTACTATCATTTCCGACATTTCGGACTTGTTATTTCTGATAATCATTTCCTCTAAGGCTGTTCTCTTTGTAAGTTCTACTGTTGCTGTCATAATCTTAAGTTTTTAAATTGTTATTATTTCCTTTTGACATTACAAATATACGGCAAATACTGATAGGTTGTGTATTCTGTTAACACCATTTAAGAAATAAATCTCATTTAGTTATTCTGTTAACAGTTAGTTAACATTTGGGGGCTTTTGCGCCCCCTCTGTTATCACTCGTTAACAATACGTTCATATCCTCGTGTGCGCCCGATACCCATAACGGTTTTCCCGTTCGCTGCGCGTTGCCACCCTTGCACTTTAGACATGATGGCAGCTATCTCGCGGCTTTCCTTAGCTGTTACGCGCCCCACCTCCATCTCGAACACATCTGTAGCGATTTGCATAATAGACACGAAGTCCATTTTTTCCAGTGTAGAGTCTTCCGGGTCTACCTTTGTCGCGTCGTATTCCCTAAAGTACATGCGCCTTTCATTCAAATACATACGCCTCCAATCTGCCGGTACAAGCATATCCAAATACGCCTCTACTGATGCGGTACGGGGGTCGGCTTCGAAATGCTCTTCGCGTCCTTTCTCGGCGATTTCCTCGGCTTCGCGAGATAACAACGTACTCACTTTGCGGAAATACATTTGTACGGCTTCCGCCCAAAGCTGGTCTACGTAGTCGTCGAATCCTTTCTCAAAGATAAGGTGCGTATTGGCGTTCGCCTTAACCTTCACGGGCAAAAAGCGTCTGCCGCCCGTATCGTCCTTTAGAAATTCGTCCCTATTCGTCGTACCTATAAAGATACACTGCCGGGGGAAGTTCTTAGTAACACGTCCGTATGCCGGTCTAAAGCTGTCCTCCGTTTTGGAAATAAAGTTTTTCACGCCCTCAACTTCTGAACGTCTCATTGCTGACAACTCGGCAACCTCCAATATCCAGTTACCCTGCAACTGTTCAAACGCGCTTTTTCCGTCCATGTTTGAAAGGCTGTCCGAAAACCATTGTTTACCCAGCTTTTGGATGAATGTACTCTTTCCGGCGCCCTGCTCGGACTGGAGCACTAACATGCTGTCAAATTTACATCCCTTTTGAAAGATACGCTTAACTGCCCCCACCATCATGATGCGAAATGCCTCACGGGTATATATGTTATCTTCTGCGCCCATGATGTGAATTAAAGCCTTATCAACTCTTTCGATACCGTCCCACTTTAATTTGGTTAGGTATTCCTGCACTGGGTGGAAAGAATTCATTTCCGCGGACAACGCTATAGCATCGTCAATCTTTGCGCTATTCGATATGCCGTAAACGTCTTCGATGTGTTTACGTACGCCTGAATAGTCCACGTCCTGGAAGTCCAAAGAGGTATCTTTCGCGCGCCATAGAGGTACACGGGTAACAACCCGTCGTTCTTTAAATAGGTCTCGCGCGATAAGCCCCTTTAGGTTCGGGTCGTACTTCATTATCAGCCCTAAATTCTTTGCCGATGGTAGGTAGGCGCCGCGCTTATCGGTTTCCAGTTTCGCCATAGCGTCCTCGTACGTTGTTGCTACATCGGCGTCCGTTGCTTCCTCTACTTCTATAACATCGTCGAAATCGTCCATGATTTCACCAGCCTTAACTGCCAGCATTCGGGCACGTGCAGCGGCTACCTTCGCGTCCTTGTTTACCAGTTCGTTCATAGCCTCCGTGGAGTTCTTCCTATCCGCGCCCTTATCCAGTTTACCGAACTTGTGTACGCGTACCAGGTCGTAGGCGTTGAACACGTGGTTGCCTTGTATAGGGTCGTTGTTATGGAATGAATAAGCGAACATATCGTCAAATGTAAGCATACCGCCCGATGTGGAACCACCCGTATACGTCCATCTGTCTTCCTGGTCGGTCGGCTCGTAAACGTCCGATAGGTATTCCGCGATAACCTCGCTAATCGTGTAGGCTCGGCAGAAGTCGCCTACGTTACCCTCTTTTAATGTTGGGTCTTGTTGTTCTTTAGCAAGTGTCCGGGCTTCGCCCTTCTCGTCTTTATGGTATGCCCATTCGGTTGTATCGCTCCAATCCTCGTACATATCCAAATACTTCTGCACATCCAAAGGGCTTTCATTAAATGCCGAGTAATCTATAAACTCATAGTCTACATCCCGGGAAACCGATGGGAAAAACATACAGCGCTCGGGTTGAAACGTCGTTCTGTCGTACAAGTCGATACCCGTTAATTCCGCAACCTTTCTGGCGATGGCTTCGTATTGTTCCCCGTCCACGGGTTCAGACAACGGAATGATAACACGGTATCGAAATGTATTTGCTTTCGGGTTATGCTTGTGCGTCCCGTGAATGATACACGCGCAATTGATAACCGAGTAGAACGCTTCCGGGAAATTCTTTTCTCCGTAGTCAATATCGAGCGCCAAAATAGAGCGTTCCCCGATATTGTTTTTGTTTCTACGGCTACCGAACAACTCGCCGCCCATGAAGGCGCCTACGTCTTTAATATTACCCTGTTCGGCTTTGCTCGCGCTTATGAACTCCCGGTACGTCTCATCCGTAACCTTTGCCCTTGTCAGCTTCTCGGTCAACTCGTCCCATGAGTAAGAGCGGTTTTTCCATGAAGTAGACTTCGCGCTGCTCGCTGTAGCAATTTTAAAAACCATTTTTCGTAAATCCATAATTTTAATCTTTTTTGTAATAATCAGTAATATAACCTGCTGCTCTTAATGGTATGCCCTTTGCCCAACTCGGGGCACTGCACATGGCATCACTCATTATTTGCAGCGTCTTTTCTTCGTTCCCGTCCTTCGGTATCTCGGCGGCAATCTCGTCATGCACATGCAGCACGATATTAAAGCCTAAATCGAATACCTTGAAAATTGCATTCGCCAGCAAGTCACGGGCTATTGCTTGTACAACGTTCTCGGTTAGCTTGCCACCGTAGGTGTTTAGCTTAACCCATTTCCCGGAGGTTTGGTCTTGCCCCATGTAGGAGATATCCTCAACCTCAAACGAGCCGTTAACGCCTTCGATAGTACGTTTCCCCATCCTTGCCGACGGGTAAAATAGCTTTCTACCGCTCGGTATTTCGATAGTCATCGCGCCGCTCTCATATCGGAAAATAATACTCGAAACATCGTTTATCCTATAAACTTGTTCGCGCCTCGTTCCGATACAGCGCTTTGCGCAATCTTCCAACGAACGCCACAAAGATACTACTTTTTTATTGGCTTCTCTCCATTTTGACAATATTTGAGGTTTTTCCTCGTCTTTTAACGCTTTCTTAATATCCATTGTAGTAAGCGCGTTAACACCGCCACCATACCCCAATGCAAGCTCCGCAACCTTCCCCCGCTGCCTTAAGTCATCGCCCTTGTGTACCGGAACGCCGAACATTTTAGATGCGGAAGCGCAATAAATATCTGCCTTCGGGTCGTTAAATAAGTCTAAACGCCATTGCTCATTAGCAACCCATGCAATTACTCGGGCTTCAATTGCCGAGAAGTCTGCCACAGAAAACGTGTACCCCTCGGGGGCGATAAACGCGGTACGTATTAGCTGCGAAAGTATATGCGTAGGCTTGTCATATATAACTTCCATCATATCCAAGTCGTGCATTTTTGCCAGGTCTCGCGCCCCGTCCAGGTCTTCGATGTGGTTTTGCGGTAGGTTCTGTAATTGAACTAAGCGCCCAGCCCATCGCCCGGTACGGCTCGCACCATAGTAACGGAACAAGCCCCTAATACGGTTGCCTCGCCCGGCACTTGCAAGTATGGCGGTATACTTGGCGTTCGACGTTTTGCCTATCTCCCTGCGTAGGTCGATAACGTCTAACACTGCTTGCTTATTCACGTCAGTAACGTTTTTAAGGCTCGCTACGGTCTTTACCACCTCCTCAATGCTATTCTTATTGAGGGAATCGATAACCACGCCCGTACGCTCTTTAATGAAGCCTTTGAGTTGTGGCATGGACTTTAGAGAACTTAACCCGTATACTTTTTCCGCTTTCTCGGTAAGGCGCGCTTTATATTCTTCGTCCATATCTTGTGCGGCGTGTGCCAAATCAAGGTCTGCCAATATGCCATAATCGTTTATACGCTGGTCCGCTGCGTAAATTCGCTGCTCTTCTTCCGGGAATTCAAACCGGGATAGCTTACCGAATATCTCCTTTTCCGATAGCACATCATAACGTAGGTAATCTATGAACTCTTTCCAATCCTCGGGGGCATGTTCCGGTAGGTTACGTGTGCGCCCTCCGTTTGTTTTGGTAGGCTTGCACGGGATAGAAAAATAACGGATAAGGTTTTTGCCCGTGCCTTTCTTCTTATCGTCCAGGTTGAGGATATTAGATACCGCTTCCAGTGATGCCGGCATACCACAATACAGTGACATGTTAGCCGTACAGAAAAAGCGCATAGGGCTTATGTCGAACCCGTATTCACGCAAACAGATACGTTCAAACGTAGCGTTGTGTGCTACTATCACAACGTCCTCGTTGCTCTGTACATACGCGAACAACTCGTTAAACTCGTCCAGCCCTCCGGGCTTTGTTAGGTCAATGATTGTAACCTCCGTATCGGTGTCCCACATGTAACCGCAAAGGAGAATTTCAAAATTTTCGTCCTCACAGTATTTATAGTTACCAGCTTTTTTAATATCCGTTTCGGAATACGTTTCAAAGTCAATAAACAGATGTCTCATAACTCATTGTTTTAATTGTTAATACTATTATAGCGGCAAAGGTACGACAATGTTTTTGATAATCAAGAAGAAAGGCTACTAATTGCATTTATTTAACAATTAGTAGCCTTTTTAACTTAATCTGCAAAAATAGGTGAGTAGAAAATAAAGCCCCTTTTTTCGTTCAGGATAACGTATGTTTGTTGCGGGTCTTCGTATGCCAGTCCGTGCCCCATTGCGAACGCGTCGAAGCCCTTCAAAGAGCCGTTTACACAAACCTCTTTAGTATATACCATCTGGTGATAATGTCCTATAAAGGCTTTATCAATCTTTATTGTTTGGTTCATCTTTGCGTACCATCTCATCATGGACGGGTAGATACCTCCTATACCGCCAGCCGTGCGGAATTGATGCCCGTGTGCGAACAATACCTTTTTGCCGTACACATCGATATAAGCAAATTCACTTTCCGGGATAATGAAACTGAATTTTGTCAGCCCCATAAGTGTTAGGGTGTGTTCGATGTCCTTGTACATGAAGTATTCATGGTTCATCTCGAAACCGTTGCTAAACTGCATTTTCTTTGTAGTTCTTGAATGGTTTCCACATATACCGATGACAGTAATTTTGTTAACCCTGGGTAACTGGTCATGCAGATACTTAAGCCCGGAAATAATTAGGTTCTTGACAAAGTTAACGCCTCGCATCGGCGACATACTATTTGTTTGCTCGAGTTCGGGGTGTATGTAGCCGCCTATCATATCGCCAATCAAACCGATAACCAGGTTATCTACTGGCTTTTTCTTTATCATGTAGGCAGCATTTGCAAAGAAATTAGTGATACGCTTTTCCGCGATATCCTTGTTATACTCGTTTTTGCCCAACACTGTAGAGGCCTTTACTACTTCATCAGCGTGCCAGTCTGATGCGATAAGGAAACCCGTGTTACCCTCGTCAAGTGATGTCTTTTTCTTTGGCGTGATGTCTACCAATTCGACGGGCGGCGCGTCCTTCTTCAAACCGATAATACCCTTTAGCTCTTCTTCGTTGTAATAACTTTTAAGCTCCTCTATCAACGGGTCTACCTCTACTGTAGGTTGCTGTACACCCACAATTGTTTTGCCCTCACGGGCTGCCCAATATGCCTTGTTGACCTTATTATACTTCTTCAACGGTTTGCCCGTTACCTTTGAAATTCTAACACCTTCTGCGTTTACGTATGAATCGTATTTTCCCATTTTTGCTTTTTATTTTTGGGCGGCTGTTACACCGCCCGGTTATTAATCTGTTTAATTGAATTGTTAGTTGAAAAGGTCGTCGTTTTCGTCTTCAAAATCGAAATCATCAATGCTTGTACCGCCGTCAAGTCTTTCGTCGTCTCTCGTCTTCTGCACACCGTTCAAACCTACACCGATACCGTATTTACCGGTGAACTCATAAGGGTAGAAAGATACTGCTACGTTGCCCCATGAACCGCTGTAAACCTCGTTTGGGTCTGTGATGTACTGTTTCTTACCGTCAATCACGATAGGCGCGCCTTGCTTCTCTTTACGCTTTGCGTTGATGAAGTAGCAGCCTTGATACTCGGCACCGTCTTTCTCCGCATCCCCATCTCTTAATGGGTTAGTCCATACCTTCGGGTCCTTGCCGTTCAACTTCGGATAACGTGCCTTCAACCCCCTAAATTCTTGTTCTATAGCTTCCTTAATCTTTGGTACTTCCGGGCTGTCTTTCGGAATCAATAAGCATACACTGTAACTTGCTTCTCCTTGTCCGTTGACCTGTTGTGCTTCAAACAATCTAACATAGCTCAATCTCACGTTCTTAATCATTGCTTTCATATTCTACAATTTTTGTTTTTGCCCTCTAATCGGTTCGGGCGTTCCGTTTCTAATTTGATGTTGCAAAGATAACAAATAATTCAATAGGTTGTTTACTCTGTTAACCTTGTTTAACTTTAAAAGTTTTTGGCGCTATTGAAATAGCATAATCTAAATCTTTTTGGTCTGCCCACCGTACAATATACTTTGGGTCATTATTTCTGTATGCGCCAAGACCAAACCCGTTAAACTTTCTAATAGCCTCAATTTCGCCCATACTGAATTCCTTTAGGGCTACTAAAAGATTTTGCATATCTTTAGAGGTTCTTTCAAGTTCTTTCAAGTTCTTTCTTGCTCCAGGTGCGGAATTGCTTTTTGTTCCAAAACTTTGTTCTTGCTTGAATTTCTTTCTCTGTTAAAATACCGTTGTTACTTTTCATATCGTTTTGTTTTTAAATTGATAATGCAAATATAACGCTTTATCTGATAGGTTGGTTCTTTCGTTAACTTCTTTTATGAATTTAATTCCTCGAAGTCATCAATAGTAGGGCTTAATTCTTCCCTCTTATCGCTTTCCGGGGCTAATGTCGGCAGTCCTTGCGGCTTGACTATCAGACCGTCAAGAGTTGCGGCGAGCGGTTTCTTACCAACCAGGCGTTCAAGGTCTCCGATACCTTTCAACTTTCTGTTAGTTACGTCCTCGGTAGATAACCCGATGGCATTTAGCCGCTCTATGGCTGTTTCCGTGTCGTTTATGACACGCGCTGACCTACCTTCTACAAGCTTCCACCCCTTGACCTTTTCGCCCCGTGTAGCGGCTTGCATTGCGAATGTCTTTACGGCTGCCAGCCAATCGGTGAACATATCGGACTTGCTTAATATATCGCCTATCTCGTCAAGCGTTAGCGCCTTGGTGTCCCCGTAGGTCTCGAACTCGCTAACTAAAGCGTCTTTCTGTGCCCTGCATTGTGCTTTGAACTTGCAGAACTTACAATGGTTACCTACTTTAGTCACCCCTTGTCCTGCCCATGCCTTTTCGGCAGTGGGGCGAAGTACGTGTATAGCCCAGTGGGTCAAATCCCGTGCGGACATCTCGAATACCGAGTAATTGCCAAGCCGTACTTGTGCGATATGCATACGTACCTTTTCAATCTTCGCGCGGTGGTGCGGTTCCAAGGAGTTAAGCACTCCAATAGCGTACATCATTAATTGGCTGTTTTCGTTTGCGTCTACTTGTACGCCCTTACCGTATTTTAGGTCGATGATGTTTAGAACCGTATCGCCTACTATGTCACAGTCACAGCTACCGAAACACTCGGGTACGTATGTGGTTAGGTCGAACTTTCGCTCTATACTCATTTTAGCACCTTCTTCCAGTTCGTATATGTCGCACACATAGCAAACGTAATCCGTTACGTAGTGTTCCATCTCGGAGCTGTAATACTTGTTGTTACGTATTTCGTCGGGTACGGGCAATTCGTTCAATAACGGTAGGTATTCCCCGGCTAAATACTTTTCTATTGCGTGCTCTGCCAACTCGTGCGCTACAGTTCCTTCTTCCGATGCCGCGCTACTTGTGCTTTCGTATGGTTCTTCCAACCGTGCGGAAGGTGTGCAGTTAAGCCAGCGGTGCGAACTGCTTGGGGAAAGTAGGGCATGTGCCCTACTTGTGTGGTCTACTTGTACTTCCATTCTTTTAATCGTTGTAGGTTTCAATACGTTGCTTAAGTAATTCGTACTTCTCGGGCTTGATACGCATAAGGGACGCGCCTCCGAACTCCAACATGATATCCGTCAATTGCGGACGGGTGATTTTCCCGGATTTCATCATATCAATCATGAACGCCTGCATGTCCTTTGCCGTTAGGGGCTCTTTTGAGGCTTTTTCCGGGGCTTTCTCCTCTTCTATGGGGGCTTGTACGGGTTCGGGGTCAATCGTCGCTTGTGGGGCTTCTTTTACGGTCTTTGGCTTTACGGGCTTTCCGACAGTTACGGGTTTTCCGATTTCTTTTTTCACTTCTGCAATAGCGTCTGCTATCGTTTCCTCTGCAATAGCTGCTGCTGTGGCTTCGAGATTTGCTTCCTTCTTAAATTCCTGGACGGGTGCGGCGGTCTGCGTGGGTTCGCTAAACGTCGGTACGCTTGTACTGTTTACGGGGCTTTCTGTAGGCGCTGCCATAGCCTTAAGCGGTGCGCTTCCAAATAGGCGGTTCATAAGTTCATTTACAAAAGCTACTTCTTGCTCGTTTGTAACGTCGAAATCAATTGTTAACGGTGTAATCTTCATTTTCTTTTCTTTTTATATGGTGAATAAATAATTTAGGCTTCTTTGATTTGTTCGGCTTCCAAAATGGCTTGTGCAACCTTTGCCACCGTCTCGTTATAGAACTCGTCCCGCTCGTCGCAGTAGATATACATATCCTCTACGTTTACCGGGTATTTCGTTCCTTCCATTGTAGAGACGTAGTAAGGGAGTATAAATCCTTCAAACGTCGGCATTTCCTGCACTGCGTCAATAACCTGGTACTTGTTCTTCCTCGCGCTTGCCTGCAAGTGCTTTTTCACTTCCTCAATAATAAACTTTTGCTCTTTCATAACTTTATCTTTTAAATTGTTGGTGCAAATATAACGCTTTTGCTAATACGTTGGTTCACTTGTTAACCTTATTTAAGAAAATAGCCTCCATAAGGTTCTGCATGTGCTCGTAGCCCACACCGTTGTATTGGTATGCCTCAAATCTTCCGTTATGGCGTACCTCTGAAAAGGCATCGCTATACTCGTTGCCTGCCTCGTCTATAAATACTAATACGTGGCTCTTCATCTCGAACTGACCGGCGGTCAGCGTTTCCCTAAAAATTAAATCAATTGCTTTCATACTTCGCTTCGTTTTATACGTTAATACAATGATAACAAATCTACGTTCTTACTTGTTCACGGTTATTTCCAATTTAATGTCTTGGTGACCTCTTTTCTTTGTCTTTGGGCAACCCGGTGTTTGAATCCCATTCACTTTTCAAACTTTCCTTTTAAGGGTATTGTGTTCTTAGTTTCAGTAAAGAACAACCTTGTTTCCTTTTGACATTACAAAGATACGGCAAATATCAATAGGTTGTATCTCTTTTTGTGCTAATAAACCTTAACCAAAAGTGAAAAGATGTAAAGAAACAATGGATGTAAGCTAAAGTGTTGATTCCCAATGACGTAGACTGCACTGCACAGAAACACACCTAAATTTCTAAACTTTCATTTCGGATATAGTGGTTTTTACAGCTCGTTATATAGTGGTAAATGCTATTTTCTCCAGAATAATGTTTTAACCCCTTTTTACTGTGTTTACTGTGCAAGTATAGATAAGTAGTTGATATAAAAGAGTTAGGGTTGCACAGAGACCTGCACAGACCTACTTTTCTACTGTGCAGTCTGTGTCTAAAGAATGTTAACGAAAAATGGAGAACTGTTAACAGCCCTCCATTTCCTAATTATTTTAGCTTTACCGCTATGTCTATATCTATCTTTGTTTTGGGGTTTTTGTTTGATATGTCGTGCTCTATAGCCTTGACCCCCCATCTGAAAAACAGAAACTTTTTCTTTCGTACCGTGATAACTCCCGTTATCGTGTCCCTGCCTTGGTAGCTTAATTCCGTACTGTCTTGTTTAACCCTTGCTTGTATCGTGTTCCACGCGTCCCGGTATTCCGCTATAAGTTCCCCGGCTACGGTATCGGTACGCACAACCTCCTTTATTACTGTCTTGGTAACGGTACGCGTCGCGGATAACGCATCCTTCACCCGGACGTTAAGCGCGTCCACCTCTTTATAGAGGTCTGCGTTCGTCTTCTTTAGCTCCTTGTGCGACATCTCTAAGGCTTTACGCTTCACTGCCGCATCTCCGAGCTTTGTCTTGTACTCTATTTGCGCATCGTTCATCGCCTCAACGTTACGTTCTAAACGTCCTATTTTGGCTCTTTGCTTCCTTATGGTGTCTACCATCTTGGTTATAGCACCAAACAGCACCATAAGGACTGCAAAGCCTATAATTGTCTTTTGTAATTTACTCATAGCGAATTGCATTAATACGGTTCATCCATCCTTTACGGTATTTCTCGTTTTTGGGGCGCACCTTGCATATCTCATCGATGAACTTTGCCCTATCGTCTTTAATCATTTTAAAGAGCGTAGCCGCGTCCATAGCGTTAACGGCTGCAATGGTCTGTTTACCTACAATGCCGTCCGCCTTGACGCCTAAAAGACGTTGTGGGCGCTTTATACCGTGCGACCCTGAAGCCCAAACCCAATCAACTAAGATATTGGCTACTGCCTGGCTTTTAATCTCATCGGCTTTCCATCTATCCCAATACAAGGACTTGAAAACATCGTGCCATTCGGCATCGGATATGTTTTTCAAGTCTTCAACGGTTGGGGCTTTTTGCCCCTTCCGCTTCTTGTATTCGGTGAATGTGCCTATAGTGATACCTTTGTTTGTTGCGCCCCCGAGGTCGTCCGGGTCGTTAACGAAACCGCCTTCCCACTGTAGGATGAACGGTATTAACTTACTGCTGTTCGCCATCTTCTTTCTCCTTTTCTTCTAAGGGTATTTCAAATTCGCCGTCCTTAATCTTTTTCTTGAGTTGGAAATACTTGCTATTTGCTATATTGTTTAGCACTTTCACAAATTCATTCCCCGGCTGCACTACCCTAAGGTTTCTTGTTATGTTACGCGCGTATATAATAAGGAATATACCCGTGAGCGCCTTAACTAAAAGCTGATAATCTATCCCAGGTTCTAACATGTTGCATGTTAGCGCCACAAAGAATAGAATCGCATTCGTTAAAAACAACTCCTTAACCGCCTGCATAGTCTTTTTGTGCTTGTAGGGCTTTCCCTTTGCCCTATCTGCCAAATAACCTACCAACCAATCCAACGCGGTAACTATGACCACTAAAAATATAAAGTCCCGTATATCCGTAACTACTGCCAGAACGGTAACAGCAAAAAACGTGCGGAAATAGGTCTCTAATTGCTCTATCACTTGATTAACCCTATACGGGTGTTCGATGCTGTACACGCCTTTATAAACCCGTCCGCCCTCATTTGGCAAATCAACGGCTCTATAAAAAGGTCTGCTTTGCCCCGTTCGGCTTCAAACCTTTTAACCTTGCTTGTATCTGGAACGACTACCGAGCCTCCATATGTCTGAATCTTCATACCCGTGCTCGTACTGTTTTGGTCGGCTATCTGCAAATACCGCGCAAACGCGTAATAACAGATAACCTTTTCAAGTCCTGCGAAGTTAGACCCGTCCGGGATATATTGCCTCGGAACAGCCTCATACATGCTGTCAATCTGCGGCAATATATCGAGTAGGTCTGCCTCGAAGAACGCTTTCTCTATCTTGTTGTCCTTAACGTCCGTTGCTATTTCAAACAGTTGCCGGAACAACGCTATCGGGTATGCCATCTTCTTCTTCAAATTTATTATTAATTTCTGTAACTGACGGGTCAACCCCGAACACTTGGTACAACTCGCGCGAAATGCGTTGACGTATCTTCTGCAAGCTGTTGCGGTACACCTTTTGCAGCTCTTTAATAACCTCGCCCGAAGCGTTTGAGTAGGTCATCAGCGAACTGTCAATAAGGGGTAACGGGATATTATAAGCCGATATGGCGATGTCCTTTCTAAGGGGTTCTACATACGCCTTGTACAGCTCCCTATCTATCGGGCTGCCTAACTGGTCTACCTTGATAAACGGTTTGTCCGTGGCTACGTTTTCGTCTCTTACTGTAAGCACGGAGCCGGCGTTCTCACTACCCATCATCTCGGCTAACGTATCGCGGAATTCTTGCTGTGCCTGCTCGGACTCGAAATCACCGTGTGACACGATACTGCACATGTGGAAACCCCTGCCCAAAGTACGGTTAACGTATTTTCCGTTCTTGTCCTCCGCGCCCATCTCATTTCGTACCGAGTGGAACGTACTAAGGGGATACGGGCGCGTTGTACCGAGGTTCACATATAGTAGCTGCCCCTTATGGTTTTCAATACCGCCGCATTCCTCAACTTCTGAAGCGAAGTTTTCCGGGTCAAAGGTAGGATATACCGTGGAATTCTGCGCGCTGCTCGTTGCCTTGACGTTCTGTCTGTCCCAGTTATTGAAAACGCGCCACCTCTTTATGGCTGGGTCTTTCAAATAGTTGTCGTTCATCTCGGCACGGACATACTCGAACGGAACGTTGTACACGTTTCGGGGCTTGTAGCCTTCGGGTGTCAAACCATATTGGACTATCCAAGCCCAGCCCCTAAAACGTGCGACATCGTTTGCCGTAGCTTCTAAAACATCGTCCATGTTACAGCCGTTCCCGTTTGTTATTGCCGCGAAGTCTTCGTTCTTGAATCCTTCGCAAATAATGTTCTCGGTCATTTTCTCAACTGCTGCCGTAGCTGTCTTTGAAGCGTATATAAGTTCGGCTATTTCTTGCGGATATAAGTTGCCGTCACCGTAGTTAATAATCTTATCGCCCGTATTAGCGGACAACTTAAGCGCCTTTTCGACAACAAGCGCGAAACGTCTGTAACCTATCATAATTAGTTCTCCTCTTTATTGATTTCTACGAAGCATTCAGCATATTCCGGGTTTTCAGTCATAAGGCGTTCCGCGATTGCGTCAGTCATGTTTGCACTCTTATACACAACGCCATCAACGTAATGCACGATACGCGCCCCGGGCTTCATCGCCCATCTGTAAACCACCTTTGTCAAATACTTCGTTTCATACCACAAAGATAAATATTCCATATCCATGTGGCAATTCGGGTCAAGTTTTAGACCTGTCATTGCGAAATACGCGTCTAACTTTTCTTGTAATGTTGCAACCTTCGGTTCAACAACAACGGGAGCAGTGCTTTCGCCCTGCCCCGTAGTATTTGTTTTTTCTTCTGCCATTTTCCTTTTGATTTATTAAACTGCTGGTGTAGACAAAGCGTCATAATCTGCGTCGCTAAGCTGGTGGATAGTTGTACCTACTTGCCAGTCCTCAACGCCAAACGTATACGCGTAGTAGTCACCTGCTGTAGAATCCCCCACAATTTCAGTACAAACCAGGGGAGCACCTAAGCCATATACTCTAACTCTCCCAGACGAATATTTCACGAATACCACAAGCTCCGCGCGTCCTAATTCGTCCACCGTGCTCAATGGTGTGTAGCCAACTGTATTTTGTACGATGCTAAAGTTCTTAAACGTAATAGATACATCATAAGCGCCGGGCATAATGTCCTGCGATTTAAGACCTACCGTGACGGTAAGTGCGTTATTAGCCACCGTTACGTCGTAGCCCACCGCCCCAGTGACACGGGTAACAACAGCCCCCCTTGACGATACGGTAAAACTCGCTATATCTGATGCATTGAGTAGCTTTGCGGAGACGGGTTGCCCCATCTCGTTAGGACCGGGTGCGCCACAAGGCACAGCTAAACTTCCCGTTATTTTTCCAATACATGCCATATTATTTTTCCTTTCTTTTTTAGTTAATTACTACCCTACTGCTGCCGTGTACATTGCATCATAGGTCGCCCCAGCCATGCTAAGATTATCTTCGCCAATAACGTTTTCGGGTGTCTCAATCGTTACGGTAGTCCAAGAACCATTATCGTGGCTGCTTTGGTCAAATGCTGTCGCACTCATGCCATAATACAACCCGGCTACAACGGCATTAGGTGTACCGACGGGGCGATACACTATCACAAATGAACCATTAGACATAGCGCTACTAAAGTTGAAATGCACACCCGACGTGGCATTTGTCATATTGGTAAGGGTGGCGGTGTGAGTGAACGCATTTGGCGCACCGTCGTTGACTTTCAACGTGGAGGTAATCACCAAAGAACGTTTCACGGTGTCAACTTTATACGCCGTAGCACCCGAAGCTAAAGTAATACCAAGGACTGCGCCGTTAGCACCCACATTAAAGCTTGCGATATCTGCTTTATTAATAATCAACGCGCTAACTAAGCCAGTCGCGCCGCTGTCGCAATCATAGGCAATTGCGTTTGCCAATTTTGAAATACATGCCATAATTAAACTGATTTAGAGATTATCTCGGTGACTACGTCTGCGACCGCATAAGTGAAATAATTCCCTGCCGAACCCTCGGGCGCGGTTAACGTTACCGTTATCATACCCGCGTTTGCGTTGCTGTCAAAATCGAAGCCCGAACACTCCAAAGGAGACGCAGCACCCACGAATGTATATTCGCCGTTCGCTTCTTCCACCAGGACATAGAATTTGCCCGTGAGAATAGGTCTTGTCTGTGCTACATAAGCGCCGGAACGCGGCATTTTAAACACTACGCTAATATCCTGCTTTACCGAAGCATCCATAGCCCGGATAGACCCGGTAACTTGGATATTTTGCTTGTACCCCTCTACCAAAACAGATTTAGCGCCCGAAGCGAACACAATGCTACTGACATATGTATTTGTGGATGAAAACGTTAGCGTCACATCCTCTGCGTGCACCAAATATATTTTTTTGATACCTACCTTCGGAATCGTACACTCTACGGTGATGTTCCCGGATAGCTTACCTAAACAACCTTTTGCCATATTATTTGAAATAAAAAAGGGGCTGGGTTAATATCCCAACCCCTTCAATTAGTAAATGATTTAATTACTTTATGCTCTTGCGGTCAACCACAACTGCATCTTCTCGGGCGCTACCAACATAGCATCAGCCGCGAACAAAGTCTGTGAGTAGTAGTTTCTGCTCTTTGCGTCCTGGATGAACGGAGCGATAACCGTACCAGCGCTTTCCAGTGCAATCTGAATGTTGTCCTTCGGAGTGAACGCGATAAACGCGGTGTCCAAACCGTCAACCGTTGCAGCGTTAGAAACGTGTCTCAACTCGTTAATCTTGTAACCCTCAAAGTAATACACCGGGCGACCGTCAACGATATCGGACTGTGCTACGCTGTTATCACGTTCCTGCAACAAGTTCTTATACAAGCGCATAACATTAGAAGTAACGAAGAATTCCGAGTTGTCCAGTGTGTCGGGACGTTGTGCGTCAATAGCACCACGCAATGCAGCGAGAACGCCATTAGTATCAAGAACCAAAACGTTTTCAGTCATTGTGCTGTCCTTGAACTGCTTGATGATACCGCCATTAGTGAAGATACCGTAACCAGTTGCTTCTGCCGATACGTTACCGTCCAACCAAGCCAAACGAAGCAGGTCAGCTTCCAATACCTTCAATACTTCGGACTGGATAAAGCCAGCCAATTCGGTTTCAGAGAAGTTGTCATCAAGGTTGATACCCTTTGCAACCATCTTACCCCACAAGCTCTGCAAGCAAATCTCGATAGGCAACTCAATAGGCGCATGTTGGTAATACTTAACCTTGTCGGCTACGCTATTATAAAAGTATTCACCGTTACATCCTGCTGATTTGCGCAATGCCTTGTCGGCTGCTGTAAGGGAAACAACGGGTGTACCGTTAGGGATACCGTTCATTACTGTAATGCCTTGTGCGATTTCGCCGGCAAGCCCTACGGTTAAGGAAATAACCTCGTTAAGTGAGTTGAGGTTTAATCTGTTAAGGTCTGTAAATGTAAAAGCCATAATCTTTTGTTTTTTAGTTATTTGTTGTAAAATCGTTTAGCCGCTTCTGCCACAGCCTCTTTTGATAATTTTGTTTCTTTCTTCTTCGGCATGTTAACGGGCGGTACACCGGGTTTCGCTGTCGCTCTGTTAAATTGAGCCGTCATAGCT